GATTCGTGATGCAGGAAATCAAACTAAATACTCATAAGGAGTCCTAAATGTCACAATTCAGTATCGACGCATTTCGCGCTAATCTCATCAACGGTATTGCAAGAAACAATCTGTTTCTTGTTCAAGGTAACTTTCCAGGTGGAAGCACCCAATCAATTCAGGGTGCTGCCGCTGTAGCGGGTTCTCTTTTCGGTGGAGCCGTTGGTGGGGCAATCAATGCTGTTGCAGCAGCAGTTGGTGGTGGAAATCCTTCTTCACAGGTTTCGTTCCTGTGCAAGGCTTCTAAGATTCCATCATCTACCATTAACATCAACCAAGCCTACTATATGGGTCGCCCATTTAAGTATCCAGGAGATCGTACCTTTGCAGATTGGTCGATCTCTTGCTACAACGATGGAACCTATGGTCTTCGTAAGTCGTTCGAGGCATGGATGAATCTGATAAATACCAACCGTACTAATGTTGGTACCAATGCACTGAATCAGTTTATGACTGATTGGACAATTACACCACTTACCCGTGAGGGAAATCCGATTGCTCGGTATAAGATGGTAGGTTGCTGGCCAACAACGATTTCAGAAACATCGATGGACATGGGTGCACAATCAGAGGCATCGTTCTTTGATACAACAATTGCATACCAGTACTTTGAAGTTGAAGGCGTAACCACCTAATTGAAAGGTCATGAGGAATCTACATAATGGAAATTTTCGGCTTTCGCCTAGAGCGATCTAAAAAAGAGAAGGAGCAGGATAAGGCTCTCAAGTCGTTTGTCGTACCGACATTCGATGACGGAGCCATTCCTGTTGAAGCGGGAGGCTTTTACGGTCAATATGTTGATCTTGATGGCACCGTTCGTAATGACTTTGAACTAACGATGAAGTATCGTGAGATGGCTCAAGATCCCATTGTTGAAGTCGCAATCGATGATGTTGTCAATGAGGCTATTGTGGTGGGAGAAAAGAAATCTCCTGTCAAGATTGTATTGGATCGTCTCAAGGCAAGTGATAATGTCAAAGAGCGAATCCATGAAGAGTTTCGCAATATGATGCGAGTAATGCAATTTGAAACCAAGGGAACTGAAATCTTCAGACGATGGTATGTTGATGGAAAGATCTTCTTCCATCTGATCATCGATGAAGATAACCCTCAAAAGGGAATTCTTGAATTGCGATATGTTGATCCGATGAACATTCAGAAAATTCGTGAGTACACCAAAGAGACTCTGCAAAACGGTACTAAGATTATTACGGGATACAAGGACTTTTACTTGTACAACAAAGACAATCCCCGTTCGGGTGGAAATCCATCGGGCATCAAGATCAGTGAAGATGCAATCGCATTTTGCTCATCGGGATTGATGGATAGCCGATACAAGCGAACCGTGGGATTTTTGCAGAAGGCAATTAAGCCCCTCAATCAACTTCGAATGTTGGAAGATGCAATTGTAATCTATCGCATCAGCCGTGCACCTGAACGCCGCATCTTCTATATCGATGTCGGTAATCTCCCAAAGACCAAGGCAGAACAGTATGTCAAGGATCTCATGAATCGCTATCGCAATCGTCTCGTCTATGACGCAGCAACGGGCGAAGTTCGTGACGATAAGAAGCATATGTCTATGCTTGAGGACTATTGGCTCCCCCGCCGCGAAGGCAGCAAGGGAACCGAAATTACAACTCTGCAAGGTGGACAAAATCTTGGAGAACTCACCGATGTCATATATTTTCAGAAGAAACTATATCGGGCATTGTCGGTTCCTGTGAGTCGTTTGGAGCAAGACAAGCAATTCATGCTTGGTCGTTCTACGGAAATCACTCGCGATGAAGTAAGATTCACAAAGTATATCCACAGACTTAGAATTAAATTCTGTGAATTCTTCTTTGATGTTCTCAAAAAGCAGTTGATCCTCAAAAAGGTGATCACCCATGAAGAGTGGGACAATGTCAAGGAATCAATCTACTTTGATTTCTTGAAGGATAATCTCTTCACCGAACTCAAGAATGCAGAGGTTCGAAAGTCGCAGGTAGAGGAGTTGGGTAACATCAAACCCTACATAGGTAAGTATTATTCTCATGAATGGGTGCGTAAGAATGTGCTTGGATTCAATGAAGCCGAGATCAAGCAAATGGATCGGGAAATTGAAAAAGAGCGCAATCAGGGCAAAATCGAACCAGACAATGCACAATTTGGCTTGGTATAGGACAGCATATGGAAACAGAAGCAGAAAAAATCCTCAAGTCTGTTATTGAGACACTCATTAAAAAAGAGGCTCCGAAGTTTAAGAGCCTCATTCAAAAGGAGTTGGCTTCTCGCATTCATACCAAAGTTGAAGAACTCAAGAAGGCTCTTTCAGGAGAAATTGTCACAGGGGTAGCAGATAAAAAAGCAGAACCTGTTGCATTACCTGAAAATCTTCCTGGTGCACCATCTGCTCCTCCTGCAACTGCACCAATGAATGCGGGAGATATGAAGATTGTTCCGACTGCTGCGGGATCTGCTAAGGACGATATGTCCCTCGATCCAAACTTCGAAAAGGAGTTTTACCATTCGACTGAGAAGTATAAGGGACAGGATATCCTAGTCAAGCAATTGGGAACGGGTTTTGGTAAGCCCGTTCGTGTGTATATCAATGGGCGTAGATGGGAATTCTTTCCTGGCCCCAAGGCTGCGGTTAAGGCAACGAGAGACTACATCGATGGAATGTTGAAAGATGCGAAGAAAGACCCTACACTCGGTGCAAATATGACTGCACAGATCAATAAGGATAAGAACGCAGGAGTTTCTCAAGTTGCTGCACCTGTTGATGCGGGTAAACCAAATGAGGTCGCTGATGCAGATCTCAAGAAGAAGGAACTTGTAACAGGAAAACCGCCTGAAGGAAAAGGCAAACCCCCCGTAAAAAAATCTTTAAAGAAATAAGGATCCACTATGTCTGAAGATAACCTAAACGAAAAAGTAGATATTGATGGTCGCACCCGCATGTATCGAGAAACGACAATGAGACTTGAGCAATCTAGAAAATTAAGAGAACAAAGGAATAAAGCCATGCAGGAAAATAAATTTGGCGGTTTATATGACGATGGTAGCGGCAAGGGAGCAATCATTCCTGCCCCTGTCGATATTAATTTTCATGAGGCAATGAAGATCATTGAAAAATATAAGGCTCTTCGCGAAAAGAAGAAAATTCTCATGGGTGCTCCTAAAAAGGAACAGGCAGATACTTCTGTTGAGGCTGCTGTTGTTATGAAGGGCGACAAATATTCCATGACCGAAGAAGAACTCAGCCCAAAGCAAAAGGAATATCGTAAGTTTTTTAATAGTGCATTAAAGAGATTTGATGCCAAGTCTCCTGCAAGTCTTGACGATACCAAGAAGAAGAAGTTCTTTGACTATGTCAAGGCGAACTGGAAGGGCTAATGGCAAAGGTAACGATTAAGTTTAAGACTGATGTGGCTGCGGAAGAATTCGCTGCCAATTTTTCTATGCTTAATGATACTGCTACTGTCAAGATTAATGAATCCACCGCAGCAGTATATTCTGATGATCCTCGTACTATCCGATTCATTAAACACACAACCGATAGACTTACTGAGAATACACAGTGCAGAAACATTGCAACCAAACTGCTAAAGACAATTACTGAATGCATCTCTGATGGAGAAAGCAAGAATATCAATCTTATGAATAATGATATTCAAATCGTAAGTGTTAAACATGCAGAGGCATTTGCTAATGTATATGACAAATTGAACGAGGAAAATCAAACTGCATTTCTTGTTCTTGCATCTGAAAATAAACACACATATGAACATGCAGTCAACTTTGCTAAAGCAAACGAGGAGAACGAATAATGGCATATCAAGAACAAACCATAGTAGGAACGCAAAAGAGATTAGTTAAGAAATTTCAGTTGAATGCTCACCCAACTGCGATTAATTTTGGTATCACAGGTTCGGCATTTGCAAATGGTCTCACAGGAGATGTTATTGCGATGACCGAAGGCATCACCGCCGCTACCGCAAAACTTGCTTCGATCAAGTCCTCATGCTCGGCGAGATATACGCTCACATGGGGGGGAACTCCTGGTGCTACTGCATTTGATTCGGCAGCATTAGGAAATATTGACTTCATGTTTGAGCGATTTACAATCCCAAACAATGCAACGACACCTACAGGCGTGATGACGATCACACCATCAACTGTGACTGGAACAATCATTCTTGAATTCGTACTCTGATGCCCCTCTTCAAACAAGACATTGTCAGAACGAATAAACGCTATGTCACTAAGATTGTGGCAAGTAATGTTGCTACTTCAAGCACAGAAAGTATAACGATTGGACTGACGGCATCGGCATTTATGAATGCGGATGGGATTGGGTTAGAAACCGTTAAACTTCATTCCGTTATGTCAACTGCCAACCCGAGCAATACCGCAGGGTGGGATTGGATTGCCCGATGGGGCAACACATACACAGGTGGGCAATATGGGCAGAGTACAGGTGACTGTCTTTATCTTCACGGACTTTTTAATCAACCGTACTTTGAGCCTCAGTTTTCACACAGCCGCACAGGCTCAAAGACTCAATTGGAGTCTGGCACAATAACGATAAGCCTAGATAATAGTGGAAATGTATTCAGCACAGCAAACGGAACCATTATTCTTGAGTTCACGCTTTAAAAGGACATTCATATGAAACTCATCTGCGAAGTCAACGAAAGTATTGAAATTTTAACTGAAGAGAAGGACGGTCAAAAGCAATACTTCATCGAAGGTACCTTTCTTCAGGGAGATATCAAGAATCGCAATGGTCGAGTGTATGAGTTCAAGATGCTCAAGGACAAGGTCGAGCAATACCGTAAGGACTTTGTAGCACAAAAGAGAGCATTTGGCGAATTGGGACATCCCGAAGGCCCAACCATTAATCTAGAGAGAGTATCTCATATGATTAGTGAACTGTCGCCTGATGGTAAGAATTTCTATGGCAAAGCAAAGATCATGGATACCCCTTACGGCAAAATCGTAAAGAATTTAATGGATGAGGGTGCCAAGTTAGGCGTTTCGTCCCGTGGTGTTGGCTCAATTGAAGAGAAAAACGGTGCCAATTATGTCAAAGATGACTTTCGGCTATCAACAGCCGCCGATATTGTAGCAGACCCATCCGCTCCTGAGGCATTTGTCCGAGGAGTGATGGAAGGTCGCGAGTGGATCTTTGAGAATGGTCTGCTTGTTCAAAGAGAAATTGATGAAATCAAAGAAACCATTCGAAAGACTTCTTCCCGTAAATTGGAAGAACAGATGGTTAGTGCATTTAAGCGTTTTATCAATAAGTTATGAACCGAGTTTTGTGACAGTATAAATAAACAGTACCTAAGGAGAATCCCATGGATTATCAGAACGAAGAAATTGAAGAAGTCATTCTAGATGAAAACGAAGTCGCTGAAGAAGAGACTGATTCAATCGAAGAAGAAGCCCCATCAAGTGCCCAACAGAAGCAAATGAAAAATGTTGCTGCTAAGAAAGGCATGGCAGAAGAAGAAGAGGAAGAGGAAACCTCCAAGGTTGCCAACACTTCTGCTCTCGCCAAGGGTTCGGGTAAGGGCAAGTTTGCAGGTCTTTACAAGGACGGCACAGGCAAGGGAGCAATCATCCCTGATCCTGTTGATGTTGGTGCCGCAGGTGGCGATGCCAAGTCGAAGTTCAATTCGAGCATCAAGTCCAAGAAGGCAATGCGCGAAGATGTTGATGTTCATATGACTGCCATGTTTGATGGCGAAGAACTCAGCGAGAACTTCAAGACCAAGGCATCGACAATCTTTGAAGTTGCTCTCAATGAGCGAACCGAAGAAATCCGATCCGAATTGGAAGAGGAGTACAGCAATCGCCTTACTTCTAGCATCGATGAGAACAAGACCGCTCTTACCGAGCAGTTGGATTCATATCTCTCATATGTCATTGAAGAATGGCTCGGAGAAAACCGTATTGCTATCGAGAAGGGTATTCGTACCGAAGTTGCTGAAGAATTCATGAGCAGTCTTCGCAACCTTTTCCTTGAGCACGATATCAATGTTCCTGAGAACAAGATTGATCTCGCAGATCAGATGGCTGAGACTGCCGAAAACCTCAAGACTCGTCTTGATGAAGAGATCATGAAGAATGTTCAGTTGACCGAAGCGGTCAAGGACTATCGCAGAGAACAAATTCTTGATGAAATGGCATCCGATCTTACCGTTACACAAAAGGAGCGTTTCCGTACTCTTACGGAAGGCGTAACCTTTAGTGCCGATGAAGATGATGTTCGCAGCAAGTTAGAAATCATCAAGGAATCATATTTCAGTGGCAAGCCTAAACTCAACCACACGGAAGAGAATGCTGCTACTGCCGAGGAAAGTATCGATGAGGTCTCCATTGGAGGTCAAATCGAAAATCTTAGCGAATCGATGAAGGCTTATACCGACACGCTTCGCCGTATTGCAAAAAGGTAAATAGCATTAACGCTAAATATCTTGTTCGTTTCAACAAAGCACTATTAAGGAGAATCCATAATGGAACTCACAATCTCAGAAGCACTTCAGAAGAAGTGGCAACCCATTCTTGAACACGCAGATCTTCCTGCAATCAAGGATAATTATCGCAAAGTAGTTACAACCATGCTTTTGGAAAACCAAGAGCAGTATCTCAAGGAAACAGCCCCAACCAACTTCTCTGGTGCCACCATCGGTGGTCAAGACGGTGGTGGTAATGTTGCTCGTTGGGATCCGATCCTCATCTCTCTCGTTCGTAGAGCGATGCCGAATCTGATTGCATATGATATCTGCGGAGTGCAGCCAATGAGCGGCCCAACAGGGCTTATCTTTGCAATGCGTAGCCGTTATATCAATCAGAACGGTGGCGAAGCACTGTATCAGGAAGCAGACACCGCCTTTGGTGGTTCGGGTTCTACTGGTACAACTGCACAGGGTGTTTTCAGCACCGATCCGTTTGAAGCATCGGGTGTTGATCCTGTTGGTGCAGGTACCTCAATGAGAGGCACCGTTGGTATGAACACCTATCAGGCAGAAGGACTTGGCGATACTGAACGGAATCCGTTCCCACAGATGGCATTCAGCATTGAGAAGACAACAGTCGAGGCTAAGACTCGCGCTCTCAAGGCAGAATACACGATGGAACTTGCTCAGGATCTGAAGGCGATCCATGGTCTCGATGCCGAAACCGAACTCGCCAACATCCTGTCGAGTGAAATCCTTGCTGAAATCAATCGCGAAGTTGTTCGCGTGATCTACAGCAATGCCAAGTTGGGTGCTAAGAGTGGTACCACACAGACACAGGGTGTCTTTGACTTGAATGTTGACTCCAACGGTCGTTGGTCTGTCGAGAAGTTCAAGGGTCTGCTCTTCCAGATTGAGCGTGAGTGCAATCAGATTGCTAAGGAAACCCGCCGTGGAAAGGGCAATTTCATTGTCTGCTCTTCGGATGTTGCCTCTGCTCTCGCAATGGCAGGAGTGCTTGACTATGCTCCTGCTCTCAGCACCAATCTGAATGTTGATGACACGGGCAATACATTTGCAGGTGTTCTTAACGGCAAGTTGCGTGTGTATATCGATCCTTATTCGTCCATGACAACTGCCCATGACTTCTTCATGGCAGGATATAAGGGTTCGAGTGCATATGATGCAGGTATGTTCTACTGCCCGTATGTTCCGCTACAGATGGTACGCGCAGTCGGCGAGAATTCGTTCCAGCCGAAGATTGGTTTCAAGACCCGTTACGGTCTTGTTAACAATCCTTTTGCTACGATTGCAAATAATGCATCGGTTTCTGACCCATATGCCGCCGCTGCTGCTCGTAAGAACATTTACTACCGCATTGTTAAGGTAACTAACCTGTTCTGATTTGTACAAATTCACTGCATATTGCAGTAAAATTCATGGAGACTGTAGGAAGAAATTCCTACAGTCTCTTTTCTTTCTAAATACTATCGATGACAGTACCTAAGATACCTGATGATATTGTTGCTGGCAGTCTTAACAGACAGCCTATTAATACGAATCCTGCATTCTCAACCAATTTTAGGTTGATGATTCCTAAGGTTCGTAATGCCGTGTATTTTTGCACCGAGGTATCATTTCCGTCTTTGAGTATGGAACCCATTCGGGTTTCTGTACCAATGGCATCTCCGATAAAGTTTTTCGGCAACAAAATTGACCATGGAGAATTGGTAGTCAAGTTCATCATCAATGAAGACTTCAGTAATTACTTTGAGATGTCGGATTGGTTTAAGAAATCTCTCAACTACTATGGATTCTTCAATGATAACTCTCAGGCAAGAATGATGAATCTCATTTCCGATTCGGGGCAATTGCTAATACTGAACAATAAGAAAACCCCTGTAGCACGAATTGTTTTTGATGGACTTATGATTACGGGTCTTGGAAACATTCCGATGAATTCTTCTGTTGCTGATGCACCGATCATTATATGTGATGCAACATTTCAGTTTACCTCTTATGACATAAAGGATCCTTAATGACATCACCTAGCGTCAAGAATTGGCTTCCTGAACTGACAAACTTTGGTGCATTAGGAAACAATCCTCTCAACACAAATCTTGCTGCAAGCACCAATTACAGATTTATATGTGAGAAGGTGCCCACTGTTACATACTTCTGCACATCGGTACAGACACCGAATCTTACATCAACCCCAACAGTTCACAATCATCTGTTTGCTGCAAACGATATCAAATCTCCAGGTGGTAGGGCATCATCTGATATCTCATTGAGATTCATCATCGATGAGAACTTCCGCAACTATATGGAGATGGTTAAGTGGATGCGATCAGGAGTTCCATATCGCGACTTCAAGGAGATTGTCCCCGAGTACAAGGGAAATGTAAACCATGGCAAGTTGTTCTTCTTAAACAACAAGAAGAACCCCATACTCATGATGACATTTTCCAATCTGATTCCTACTCAGATATCAGGATTTACTTTAAGCCACAGTGAAAATGAACCATCGGTGATGAGTGCAACAGTCAATTTTGTATTCGACACATATGATATCGTCAAGGTTTCATAGGCTTTTGAGTAGCCTTGGGTGGTATTGGCTTCTGTGTGCCTGATGGCTTGGTGGATGAAGAAGGCTTTTGTGGTCTTTTCGGACGAGTAACTGCTTGTCTTCGTGGCATAGTTATATCTTTTCGGTAGGGATACCCGTGTATCGAACACTTAATTTTTCACCGATATGTTGAAACGATACGAGTACCTCAGCCCATCCTACATCACGCAAACGATTGCATTCTTTCATCGTGACATGGTATAGGATTGTTGGAGAGATTTCCGTTCCCATCATATAGACCATTGTAATAATATACTCACGATTTTTAGATGAGGTGGTATTGGTCATACTAGTGTTTATGGTATGAGTCTTTTCATGCCATTTTATGAACAGCATGGATCGGTGATCCGTATAAACATATTAGGAGAACACTATGAATATGAAAGCAATCTTATCACTTCTCACAAGCATGATCATACTCAGTGGCGCAAATGGCATTCGTAAGACAGAACCACAGCCGACTGCGATAGACACCTTCTTCGTACAGTGGAAGAATGACACAGACAAGGATACAATCCTTTCAGTCATATCGGGAATTGAAAGCACAGAGCACTACTCTCATATTCCAAACCTCACGCTTATCAATATGAACAGTGTTGCCTCGATGAATCATGCAATGTCGGTTCTTGCTGCAAATCCGAATATCGAATTTATAGAAGGAGATCAAGTGTTCACTGCGACTCGCCATGAGGTGATTCCAAATGATGTAGGGTTTTCTCAGTGTTGGGGGCATCGCAATACAGGAACATCGGGAGGACTTGTCAACTTTGACATGAATACCTCGAACGCATGGTCGATCACACAGGGATCATCGGCTATTAAGATACTCATTTTCGAAACAGGCATACAGCAAAACCATCCCGACATCAATCAATTGACAGGGCGTGACTTCACCACAAGTGTAGTCAATGGTGTTGCGGGTGGAGATCCAAGCAACTCATGCGACAATCACGGAACAGCAGTTGCAGGATGTGTTACGGGCATCATCAACAATTCTATAGGAACTGTTGGTGTTGCTCCAAATTGCAAAGTTATATCTGCAAAGGTGGGTGTATCAATCACTCCATGTAATGGATCATGGCAGGGACAGACATCATGGACGGTAAATGCCATCAATTGGGGCATTGCAAACGGTGTTCGTGTTACCAACAACAGCAATGACTATGGAACAGTATCGACCGCAATGGCAACTGCATACACAGCAGCACGAAATGCAGGGGTAGTAAACTTTGCGTCTTCGGGCAATTCAGGAAATACAACTATAGGTTTTCCTGCAAGCACATCGAGTGTTAATGCAGTTGGTGCAAGCAGCCGAAATGGACAGAAAGCATCGTTCTCATCATATGGCTCAAAGATTGCCTTTGTCGCAGCAGGACAATCGATCTACACCACCGATAGGACAGGAACAAATGGATATGGATCGGGAGACTACACCACAATTGACGGCACATCATTCTCTTCGCCGTATGCTGCGGGTGTTGCTGCACTAATCCTCTCTGCAAATCCATCCCTTTCTGCTGCACAGGTGGAGACAATCATGAAGACTACATGCAAAGACATGGGAACCGTTGGCTTTGATACCCTCACGGGATGGGGAATGCTGAACGCAGAAGCCGCCGTAATTGTCGCTTCTCCCCTTCCATGCGTATCCGATCTTAATGGTGATAGGGTTGTGGATGGAAGTGATTTGGGCAAACTCTTATCTTCATGGGGAACAGCATCATCAGACATCACGGGAGATATGACTGTAGATGGGCAGGACTTGGGGGTACTGCTTGCTGCATGGGGATCATGCCCATAAATAAGAGTATGAAATCAATATGCAATCTTATTGTCGGAACACTTCTTGCAATCAACATAACAGCCTGTAAGACCGCACCGATTGTTGAACCATCAAACGGCACTTCATCGGCTACTTTGAATGCTATCGTAGAACACACAAACGATAATGCAAATTCGATTAGGAAAGATGCCCTTGATATTAAGAAAACCACCAAGGCTGCTACTGTAAGTGATAAAGTAACATCAGAAAAAATCAATAGTAAGGCAGACAATATCATCGAATCTGCCGATGCAGTAGTAAAGCAAACGGACAAACTGAAAGACCTTACCTCTGAGGTTTCTAAACTTGAAACCTCGTTGTCCAATTTACGAATTGCTATGGACGGGGCAAAGGTTGCCGCGATGGAGCGGCTCTATGGTTATATCACCATGTTTTGGGTTATCGGCTTCATTTTAATCGCCACAGGAGCCGCCGTAGCGTTCTTCTTGAACAAGGGGTATGGTGGAGCACTTGTACTGCTCGGTGCCCTTATGCTTGGCTTTGCATCGGCATCACAGCGATATATGGATGAGATCGCAATGGTGGGTGCAATCCTACTCATAGGTGCCTTTGTATGTGCAGTTGGAATGATCGCATGGTCTACAATCAATAGCAAACGCAATAGTATTGCGATTCGGGAAATCGTGGAAATGATTGAGATTCTTAAAGAGACCATGACCGAAGATGAACAGAAAAGAATCTTTGGTGCTGATGGTATTGCAGCAAATCTACAATCTGATTTGACAAAAGAGATTGTTGCCAAAATCAAAGAAAAAAATGGATTTAAGAAATTGGAAGAGGAAAAGAAGAAAGCCGCCGCAGCGGCTTCTGTGTCCGTACCTCCAACAGGATAATCAAATCATTGCTTCTTTTTCATCTTGATCGCTGCACTCAAAATTCCTAGGGTTGTCGAAACGGAAGTATAGAGCAGTACCACCTGCCAAAAGGTAATTCCCGTATCACGCAGGTATTGATAGAGTGCCAAGTAACAGCCCGTTAGAACAAATACAATAAAGAATGCGGAAATGGTTGCAACCGATAAGATGCTGATATAGTCTTTGGTGTTCATAGGGTTCCTTGTGAAGTTATTGCAGATACATGATCCCATAGGGTTCGATCATCGAAGTACCATTCCATTGATCAAAGATATTACCTCGGGCATGCTTGGCGGGTTTCTTATAGCCAGCAGCCCGTAGGATGTCTCCATTCGTCTTGTCGATGAATGCATAGACTGATCGCCTATCCGAATGCACCTTGTCAACACGAATGTATCTGCGACCATCATACATCTCAAGAACAGGCAGCATCATTCCAACATAACTGAAGTTTGGATTCGAATAGGGCGAGATTACAACTTTTCGAGCAGCCTCTAGCCAATCAAGCAGTTTCAATACTGCCGCATCCTTATCTCCCCATACCGCTGTTGGCAGATTCACTTTGTCAAAAGTCAGTCGATTGATTGTGCTATTGAATATTGGGTTTTTGTTCATCTTATTGGGTGTCCTGTAATGGCATCAACAATTGATTGCTCCCGTTGCGAGAACTAATCCATAATGACTACTTGTTCCATGTGGTTGGAGTATGACTTTGTACATATCCTGATTGGTTACGGCATCATACCACAGAACAGTGCGAATCTGTCCCTTGAACGATTGTGTTACGGTTTCGATTCCCGTTGAACGATGACCCCGCGCCGTAGGTGTAGTCTTACGCGCAGATTTTGAGATAGCAGCATAGAAGTGACTCATTCGAATGGGATCCTTTCAGTTGTATACTTCAATTGTACAGTATCCCACATCAATTGTCAATGCAGATGGTCATCAATAAGCGACCAATAATCATTTTTATTGCTGTCGTGTCCATCCAAGATCGAGAAGTGCGTTCCAAATTTCCCTTGCATATTCGATGCCTAGGCTAGTGGAAGCATTCTCGTTATCTAAATCAAGTGTCCATGTTCCTCGGGAGGTATTGTGAACTACTGCCTTCGGTGGTGGATCATCAAGCCCCTGAAAGCCTGTGCCCCATATCAATACCTGTGGATGATGCATTGTGAATATGATTGTCTTTGTGGGGTGCTTATCCCATCGAAGAATCCATTGTCCTGTTGTGGTGTCGTTCATTATAAATTCCTATGCCAATTATGGCATTACTTCTTTTTTGCGGCTTTGGGAGAATTTGCTTGAAGTGAAGTTACTGTCGATTGGAGGACAGCATTATGAGTCTTCAATTCAAACATCAATTTGTTAAGGCGAATCACTTCTGCTTCTGCTGCTGTGCTATTCCCCGAGCCACTCATCAATTGCTGAGAGTACAGTGTCCCATTTCGAGATATGTGATTGCCCTTCATCACAGATTCATGAAACTCTTCGAGCCTATGATAGTCATTGACAAGTGCATGAAGACTTGCATAGAACTCTCCTATTTTATTTTGATCAAATGGTGTCATGTGTATTACTCCTGCATTGCATTCTTCCACAGAAGAAAGTCTTCCACACTAAAGGCAGCAATCGTAGAATAGAGTTCTTCATATTCTGCCCTCCATGTTCTTCCATCTGAAAGATACGGTTCGAATTTCGGATATGCATATACAAGTCCTTGTAGTTTGTGTATCTCATCTCGTGCATCTCGAATAAGGACTGATGTATTTTGCGGATCATGATCAGCCATTTCTAGTGCGAGTGTTAGACGATCAACGATGTTCATTTCCTGTGACTCCATCGAATACTTCCTTCTGATAAATGGGATCGAATGCCTCAACGGGATCATGAATTGCAGAATCGGAATCTACTCCAAGCCATTCTGTATGAAGGCATCGAAGTAGGATGTCTGCATCATAGTCTGTTGGGAAATGCCTAAGCAATTGACATGCAGTAGTTCTAATTGTGCGAGGAACCTTAGGAGTCTTCTTTGGATCCATCAGGGAGTAGAGAAATTCCTTGGTCTGAATTATTGCACGATGTTGTTCATCGGGTAATGTCATGGGGTTATGCCCACATTCATTTGCTTTGTCAACTCTGCCATATCGCTCTTGTACATCATTCGCGCAAGCAACTTCATATCTACCTTGGGTTGCCAACCAAGTTTCTCTTTTGCCTTGGCAGGGTCTCCTAGCAAGAAGGGCACCTCGTTCGGACGGAAGTACTTGGGATCAATGATCACATGCTTGTGCCAATCAAGTCCTGCTTCTTCGAACACAACATCAAGGAACTCGCGGACTGTATGAGTCTGCTGTGTGGCAATCACATAGTCATCCCCCTCGGGCTGTTGAAGCATGAGCCACATGGCTTCTACATAGTCACCTGCGAATCCCCAATCACGCTTGGCATTCAGGTTACCTAGATGCAGTTCCTTCTGAAGACCCATCTTGATTCGTACTGCTGCCATGGTAATCTTTCGAGTCACGAATGTCTCGCCACGGCGTGGACTCTCATGATTGAATAGAATACCTGACGATGCATGAATACCATATGCATTTCGATATACACGAGTCATATGATGGGCATGAAGTTTTGCTACTGCATATGGAGACACGGGCATCATTCGACTGTGTTCGTCATATCCAAACGAAGGATGGTAATCCTTGCTGTCGCCGTACATTTCCGATGATGATGCTTGGTAGTATCGAGTCTGTGGACTAACACTGCGGATTCCCTCAAGAATCTTAAGAGTGCCACCTGCAATACCATCCGATGTGTACTCAGGAATTTCAAAGGACACTGCAACATGCGATTGAGCCGCCAAGTTATAAAACTCGTCAGGCTTGTATTGTGCAAGGATATGCAGCACCGATGCGCCATCAGTCAAATCATAGTGATGTAACTTGAACAGTGGGTTTTCATATAGATGGTCGATGCGACCTGTGCTGATGGTTGAAGTTCTGCGCTTGAGACCAACGACTTGGTATCCCTTAGCGAGAAGCATATCTGCAAGATATGATCCATCCTGTCCATTCACCCCTGTGATGACAGCCATTTTACCATTCCACTCAACATTTAAATTCTTCAATATAAGTCCTCATTGTAAAGAAGTGTGTCAATATTTAGTCATGCTTCAAGAGCATAGTTGCTGTTGATCTTATCGATGGGAGGGGTGTACGAACAATTGAGGTTTCGTACCACGGGATTCAAAGTGATATTCTTCCTTAAGAAGATCGACCCCACATGATAGTCATGCCTTGGATAATGAGCATGGAATGTAGTCGGGGTCATTTCAAACCATGGGTTCCCACATAGACGAGTCCATATCACGCGACCCTCATATAATGAAAGCGATACACCGATATCATTCTTGTGGACATACGATCCCAATTCTGTCATTGAGAGTTGTGGTAGACCATTTGGATCTGCTAGAGGATGTAGCATCACATATGGAAAGATCTTCACAGTATCTGTAATTCCATCAATACAGAATGCTACAAGAACAGGAGAACCAAATTGATTTCTTCCAATGAGAAAGTGATGAGTCCATATTTCATTCATAGTAATATTTGTTACACTCCTACGGCAACACGATCTCGTTGCTTATTGCGATTACTCAACGCACGATGCTTATTGAGTCCTTCAACAAACCCTTCGTGATGTCCCTTATCAAATCCTTGTTGGTGTGCAAACCGATACAACCAAAGATAAGATGCGGACAGAAACGAAATAATAGACACCGTTGTCATTGTAGAAATAAGAAGTTCCATGGACAAGTATATTGGAAAATTGGAATCCTGAATTGAATCTTAATAATTCTTACTCAGTCTTCTTGCCCAAAGTCCAATCTAAGATCGGGTGATCATGTGCATGAATACGAGCACGAATATATCCCGCGACATCTTCGATATCATCGGGGACTTCGATTTCCTTGCAGTCAGACACTGCATCAAATGTCTTACCATCACTCAAGACAACATATCGAGTAAAGGTGCGGTGACGATGAGTAGGAACAAAGTCTTCTTCTTGATCAATCTTCTTGGGCATTTCTTATAATTTCCTTGTTATGGATTATGCTAATTGTAACCTAGGCAGTACGGCTGTCAAGTTATTTTTTGAGATTAATGATGTGGGATGTGATATCGTAAAGGATGATTATGCCAATGAGCATAACAACCACAACTACGAGATTGCATATACCATCAACGATTCGGGTAAACCCTAAAGTCTGTGTCTTCGGTTTGATTTTCTTCTTGATTGCCATACGGTGCCTTAGAGAATGTGTTTCTTGAGTGCAACCCATATCACTACGATGAATGTGGGGATTGATACGAGAATGGTGGTGGCGAGGGGATGATCCCATACCCAATTCAGAATTTTTGTTTTTGCTTTACTGACTGTTGACATATTCATAGTGTGTCCTTATGAGAAGATTAGATTGTAATGAATCTGTCCTTATGACAAGGACAGATTCGAAGAGAGAATTGTTGTGTTAGATTAGTCGGGGACGGTCTGATCGTAGTAGTGTTGCCCTTGCTCAGTCAAGTTGTAGTGGGGGTCACCCTGCTCGTCCCATACGGTGACCTCGACCATCTTGCCATCGGTTCCCGTAGGCAATGTTGCGTTCTCTTCCATGGCACCCATCAAGACAGAGACTGCCATAGACGGGTTATTGGTGATCATCCATACTGCCATCTCTTGCAAAGTCATGGTCGCAGGGCGATCCTTATAGGACATCCAATGGTTCTCGGCTGTCTCAGTGACGGGGGCGGGAGGGTTCATGACGGCGGTGGCTGTCTGTTTCATAGGGGGTTCTCTCTTCACTTGAATAGTACCACAATCTGCCCATAAGTCAATGGGGAGGACGCAGATTCTGAGATTTTTGTGAGATTTAAATTGGATCAACTTCCCCCTATATACAGTACTGTCGTGTAATTTACACTCAAAAACGACAAAAGGAGATATATTATGAGTCGTGGTGAACAACTTGTTGCTGCTGTTCGAAAAGCATGGAATGATACTGCACATGGGGGCACAGAAAAGCACAGGGACATTTCCCTGTTTGACCCCAATACACTAAAACGCATTCAATATACTACGCGACTGGATCCTCGTCTACTTACTATGGATGGAATGTCGGGGGCAATGTTTCGCAGTTTTACTAACAATTTAATGGCACAGCCACAGATATCGTCTTATATGGAGATTGGTTGTTGGACAGGATCCACAGCAATTTCGGCATTGTATGACAACGACAATATACAAAGACATTGGCTAATTGACAATTGGTCTGAGGCATGGGGAACTGTAGACAACACTAAAAACAAATTCTTCGAAAACTGGAATATGTTTATGAAAAACAAGACTCCTGTATTAATCGATACCGACTGCTTCAAAATTAATCTTTCAGAACATTCAATGAAAAACATCGATGTATGTTTTTGTGATGGGGGAAATGATGAGAAGGGTGATCGAAATGTGCACAAATCATTGTCACATTTTTATGATGCGATGGGCGATCAATTCATTTTCATGGTTGATGATTGGCTTACCTATGCTGCACATGATACGACTTTTGGTGCCAGAATAAGAAGCAATGTTGACCAAGCAATTGCAGACCTCGGACTAAAGGTTTTGTTTCATGCTGCGGCTCCAACGAACAACAACACAGGATATCTGGACGGATCAGGAGATAAGTTCGGATGGTGGAATGGCTGCGGAATCTTTGTCTTTAGTAAATAAATATACACATTCACTCAGGACGCAGATTCTGTAGTTTTTGAAAAACTATTAAACTTTGTATGTTGTTCGGAGCAACAATATCGATGCAAATACATCAGTAAGCGTTAGATTATTGCCCGTCCAATTTAGTACGATTTTTGCAGATCCTGCGCCCTGATACAGATGGCTTCCTGCCCATCGATAGAGGGGCATATCGGTTCCTGCACCCTTAAAGACGATTCCCTTCTCATAATGAAAGACACAGTTCGATGTTGATGCACCACTGAATGCCTTTGTTCCGACAATTGTCAACAGTGCTTTACTGTTTGATGCACCCGCCCATACCTTCGATCCTTTGACATTACATACAGGGAGTCCCATGCTCGTTTGGTCATAGAATATCGTTCCATACTTTTTGAAGATGGGGGTCGATGTTCCTGCGCCTTTATATAATTGTGTTAGTCCCATTTTAGTCTTTTGGTTGGTGAGTACTACTCGTCACTACCTTTACCCCATCCCGTTCCATGCTTGTATGCATTGATGATATCGTCTGTGTATTTACCTGATGCTTTGAGTACTCGAATTTCTTCAGCAGCATCACGACAGATATCATAAATCTCTTGGTTTACTGTGCGCCACTTGTCAGCCATATTTCGCAGCCTTGTTTCTATGTCGTTCATAGTCTTTTAGGTGTTCCTCTGATTGATTTTGTTGTATTAACAGTTGGTGGTGGAGCAACAGGCACAGGAACATTTCGAGCCATTGTGTATGCTCCCCATGCTGCTTGTAGTTGAGCAACATCTGCTCCATCTACTTTGCCGTCTCCATTAATATCCATGAAGATGTTTCCATTACCCCATGCGCCGAGAAGCATTGCCAAGTCTGCACCATCGACTTTACCGTCATCGTTCAAGTCTTCAATCTTAGATGACAGCATAACATGAGTTACGGTATAACCATGTGATTGAATTTGAGCATTGATCGCACGAATCTCAGGAGCATTCACCTGCATCCCGCCGTTCATCAATCCAACAAATATAGTATGCCCACCACCATCAATGACGAATGCAGGACTGCCACTATCGCCACCCCAAATGACTGGCCATCCTCCTGCCTGTGCGCCTTCATTGATACCATCCTTGATCGGCATAACACCAAACCCATTACACACATCAGCGTTGTTCACGAAAGACTTATCCATGTCCATCTTGTATGCCTTACCTTCACACTCATGTACCCACACAGGGTGTTTGAGTGGAATGTATCGCGCATCAGCGATATGATCATAAATGCAGACATCATCCTTAGGGAACTCTGACTCAAACTCTAATAGAGTGTGATCAGGCCCAATCGAGAAAGTTACCTTTACAACTTTGCGAGAGTGTCTTGTCCCAGACTTACCTAAGAATGTGTAGGCTTCATACTCTCCGACAGGGCGACCTGGCCCACGGTAATGCTCACAGATAAGAGCATGCTTGGGTGATATGAGAACAGCAGCAGGATTGGTTGTGTTCCAAAAATTAATACTCTCCGCAATATACGGAGTGGTGAGATTGCCTCTTAGTAATTTAGAGTACTCTCGCGCAAATGCACGGGGGCGTAAACTTACACCCGACCAATCAACTGCTGCTCCTTGACAAGAAGGGTTGAATCCCTTCTGCTCACCACCAACAAGTGGTACGAGTGTTGCGGGGGCGTGATAGGTATGAATGTCATGAACGGTGGGATTGTAGTTTTTGAGTATTGCCATAGTCCCTTATTTATGGCAAGGCTTACTGTGAGTGTCGTTCCTTCAACCAAAATGCTTCATCTGCTTCACGATGTGTATCCTTGGCATAGAATGTCATCTTCATCTCATAGAAGTCTCGTTCCTTTGTGAGAAACTGAATTCGTTCTGATGCCTCACGCATAAGATCACGAACTACCTTGTGAGCAAAGTCTGAGTGTTCCTCAAGACGAGCCACAAGAGTGGATGCATCGTTGATCGGTGCATTATCGTTTGTCATTGTCATTGCAATCTTTTCTCCGAGTGTGTGTGGTTTAATTCTCATTAGCGTTCTCCTCTTGTGCTAACTTCTCAAAAGTGGCATGATATTTGGTGGCAATCTTTTCGTAACTCTTTGCTACAGATTCATCGTGTTTATATAACGCTTGGAGTTCGTTGAGTTCATGGGCAAGATGCACAACATCCTCACGGAGTAGTTTAATCGTTTGCAATAGAACATCAGTAGGTGGAACTGCATCACCGTGATCATTGTCTCCGACAAATATATCACTCATGTGTTTCTCCTAAAAGTACAATATTAATCATATTAGTCTCCGATACGAAGCATATCACGACCAAGGATACCATCAACAGTTAGAACACCCGCGCTGCACGAACCGTTACCAACGGTGAGCATATCGTAAGCAGCCGTAGAGTAGTACGAGTTTACTCCACCCGAAGCAACAAACCACAAACTGCCACTAGCGACCGAAGATCCATTGGCGTTCTCTGTCTGAGCAAGTGCCAAGTCATTGTCCTGCTGAATACCCGCAATTGACACCACCTGAGTGTGTCCATCAAAGCAGAGAGTTGCAGGTGCGCTGTTGTAGCCTTGGTTGTAGAACCACGGAGTTGGTGTTGAGAACGCAGGATTCACTTCGCCGCCTTCCATGTTCTGAAGCCATTGATGCTCCCACATACGCCACTTCAGCGAAGGGTACTGTGCAAGACCTGCGCCTGGACTCTTGAAAGCACCAGGCATGGTTGCCTTGGTTGGCTTTCCACCAAACACCGCAGAACTACCACTACCTGTCTTACGCGACCATGCCATCACATCTGGCGACCACATGGCAGACGGACTCCAACAGTAAGTGGGGGTTTCAAAGTCACCATTCGTAAAGTTGAACTCCACGGGAGTGGAAAAATACTTGTCAATCTTGGCAAGGGTAATCTTGTCCTTTGGTGCCCAAAAAACCTTGTCATAGAATTTGCCACCAACATAACTGTTGAATGCCTTACAATTGGTGAGCCGCCATGAGCCTTCCCACCGTGCAGATGCTCCCCAAAAATCACAGGCTTGATATGTCACAAAGTTATTGCAACCTCCTAACCATGCAGCACATCGTGCAGGAGAACCACTAACCCAATATCCCCACAGACCACCAGTAGAATCCCAACCAAGAAGCATTTGCGGAATACATTGCGTAGCAGTAATTGCAGTACACGCAGGAGTAATGGCATCACCGTACATTCCAATCTCATCAGGAACAGCAGTAAACTGCCTGTCGTTGTAGTCAGCCCCGTATGCATTATTCGCAGCACTCAGGTTGCGAAGATTGCCTAGACTCTGTGTGATGAGTGCAGCGTCTCGTGCCTTACCAATCGCAGGTAACAGGATTGCAATAAGCAAAGCGATGATCGAAACGACCACCAACAGTTCAACAATAGTAAAGCCCTTTTTATTTTTCATATGGTTTCCTTGTGGTGGAGTGCGGCAACACGGTTTCTAATCTCATCAATACTAATAGGAGTGTATCCGATTCTCTCCACACAGCAAGAGAAATATCGTAGATCGGTCACTCCTTCTGCAAGCATTACTTCTTCGGCGTGAAGATGTGCGTGAATATTTAGCCAAGACGCATTCCGTTTTGCTCTCCAAAGGGACACGGGATGAATTGGAATATGCGAAAGAATTTCATTGTCTAACTTATGATATGCACGAACATCTTTAAAATATTTTGCGTACTGCGAGAGTTGCAGAGTGTCGTGGTTGCCTTTGATTAGAATCTTTGTGCCGTTCAAGTACCCAAGGATTTTTAAATCTTTTGGTGTGAATGCCACATCACCCATGACATATACCTTGTCACCCTTGGAAACGGTGTTGTTCCAATTCGCTGCCATTATGGCATCACCTTCTGCTGCCGAAGCCCACGGACGAACCCGTGTGCCGTCCGCACGAAGGAATCGGTACATGGCTTCATGTCCGAAGTGAGTACAACCAATGAAGTATGTGCATGCACTCATGGTTTACTTTTCTTTCTGAAACGGGGTGATGGGCTAATCCCTGTTGCGGCATCCCATAGAAGGACGATCCACAATACAAATAGAGATATGCCTGTGATGAATGTTAGTACGGGTATGAGATGCAGTGCAATATGGCTCATCGATTCATTTCCAATGAATGGGTTAGCAGTTCAGAGATACCACTACCCGTGGTGTAGTAAATCCTATCGAATACTTCATAACACCATGGGAGACACTTCGGACAGGGGCGACTGAGTCGTTCATTACCGAAACGATTGAATCGAAAGTTCCAAAGTTCAAGCCCAATGCGTTCATTACACTTACGAAAGGCATCGAGTTCCGAATGCAGTTCGTCAAACAGATATCCATACTTCTTTGCCATGGGATGAGTCTTCATCTTATTTGTACCGATTGAGATGATGCGACCCTTTCGAATGATGATGCTGCAATGCCGCTTGGGGCGATCAATATGCAGACAGAGTTCCTTGGCAAGGCTATAGATGTTGCACGGAGACTCAATGTGTTTCATGAGTTTACTGCCTCTTCTAGAAGGGGGACTCCCTGTTCTGCAATCTGTATAGTATCAGAAGGGGGATTACCAACAATGTTTGAAGATTTCCAACCTTCATCTCTTTCGATAAGGGCATTCCACATGTTTCTTGCTAGGTTCTTCTCCACATGCACGGGTTTCCTATTTTCGAATATATTGAAGAGCACACCGATGTAATCGATTGCGGGTGCACGGAGCATCTTGGAACTATGAAAGCATACTATCACATAATCACTCGTACTCCATGCGAACTCCATCGTCCCCTGTGAGGGATGGTGCAGAAATACTGATGTTCGTGTGGCATGGCTCATTATGGAGTCGCTCCCTGTTCTGCAAGAATGGGGTTGGTGGGTGTTAATGATACTTTCCAACCTCTATCCGCTGCCGTAAGACCAATCCATATATTCCTTGCCATGTTCTTCTCCACGGTCATGGGTTTCTTATCTTGGAATACATGGAAGCGCAAAGAGACATCGCTTGCTATGTTTGGATAGGCACTGTGAAAGCATACTACCACCCAATCGCTGCTATCCCATCCGAACTCCATTGTTCCAAAGGAGGGATGGTGCAGATGTGAGGTTGTTCGTGTGCCGTTGTTTTGGTATGCATTCATTTAGATATCCTCCAATTTCTTATTATCAGGTGTCTAGCCCAAGCGAACTTGGGCAAGGACGAATCCCTTTCGACCCATGTAGTATACCATCAATCGATCACAAATGCAAGCCCTAATAAGCCCCACAATAAGCCCTAATAAGCCCCAATCAGTAGGGATGACCACTTGCAGGAGAGTCAAAGAGAGAAGGAATCATGTACTGAAGAGCAAGAGTAAAGAGTGTAATCGCAAGGATGCTCCATACAATGATATAAATGTTTAGCCATATGGCATCTCGTAGATCATGATTCATGCTGCTTCGCAGTATCCTCTCTCTAGCAAATCATCCCATACCTTGCGACAAAGATCCTTGGGTAGGGTGGTTGGAACATTCTTATAGAATTCCCAACCCTCTGATTTAATCATATCAAAGGGAAGATGTGACTTGACCACAATCCATCGATCAGTCGTAAACCATGAAAAGTTCAGATGTCCAATTCCTTCAGGATGCGACAGTGTTGCCGTCATTGGACTTTTATCTGTAGGGTCTGGGTGCCTAAGGGCTGCGAGTTCTTGTTCATTCATATGTCACAGTCTTTCCAAAAAGAGGCGTTGCATTCTGCGCTTGGATTCAAGATAGTCAAACGGAATTATTGGAATCCCGACATGACCCGCATTTGCTACTATCGCAAAGCATGAGTATGGAACCCTTTCGGCAGATAGTCCATCCCCCTTTGCTTTCACATACATGGCAAGGGTAGACCTATCCACAATTCCAACAGTCGTGGAGTCGGACAGGAGAAGGAAGTCTGCATAGTCGGGAGGAAGGGATGAGTGAGAGCATGTACCCAATGAGTTCATGAGACGAATGTTGGGGATGCACTTGCGTGTCCTGCCGTTCTTGCCACGAAAGCAACCACCCATGAACTTCATCTCTAATGTCCTTCCGTCCATGAGTTGAAGATCCCGTCCGATGAGGTTGATCCATTGAATCTTACCATCACTGTATGACTCAATCGATTGCTCCAATAGGTCGCTTTTGTCAAACCGATCCTTGTGTGAGTTGAGGGTATTACCGATAGCAGAGACAAGAATAAAGTATCGATTCCAATTCATATCCCGCTGAAGTATAGCAGCGGCTTCATGAGTGGGAGATAGTGGAATATCGGTGAAGAGCATGAAAATTGGAATTCAAAAGGGAGTAAAGTGCCATTACCCCGTGTGGGGAAGGGTGGGGAGAAGTGGGGAAGTGTGTGAGTGTTAGCGAGAATAGCCTGAACGCCGCATTGCGTCAAGTTAAATCTCGAAAGATTTCTACCAATTCCAATTTTGCTATAACTCTTTGCTAATTCATGGCTTACCTCTCTGCTTACTCATGTGCTGAACGATTTCATGCGCGATGAGTTGGTCAAAACATGAAAGTTCTTCGTGAGAAGTCTGATCGGAATCATAGATGTGTGCAACGATTTGTGTGGCAGGATCTATGAGTGCGATGTTCCCCGAATATGACTGAGACATAAGTTCGTTCTTATGCCATTGATCAGTGGTGAGCGCAACAAAAGTATCAGAGTCGATGCAGTGATACTGTCGAGTGTATAAGTCCTGCGCCATGAGAATGGGATTGCCTGTGAGATATCCCTGTGGAATACCTAACTGCTGCAAGGACATGTAAGAAGTGGTGATCGTCATTTAAAGATCCTCCTCTTCATCTTCTTCAACCACGGGGGGATACCCGTCATCGTCCTCATCATAGACGAAGTCATCATCCTCATCGGTCTCCACACTATCATCATCGGAGATGTCATCCCCCTCATCGTTCCACTCATCGTCCTCGTCATAGTTGTCGGGGTCGTTGGGGTCGAGGGCGAGGAGGTCATCGTAGGCTTCGTCATTCTCGGGGTCATATGGCATTGGCATGGAAGTCATATCCTTTCTATTGGAATCTTAAGATTACTTACTGATCAGTTCAGCAACACGGGTGAGTAGCGGGCGGTTAGCGCGACCTGCTGCCATCTTGGCAGTGAAGATCTTGCGAAGATTATTGATTGCTTTCTTATCATTGATATCGTTCACATCGGTGAGCATGAGGTGTTCATCGGTGTTGGTTGGTTGCGAGTTGATCATGATGTACTCGACATACCCGCGACTGTTCTTCAGGTTTGCCCAACCCTCAGAAGCGAACTTCTTGAGCATGGCGGCAATAGCAACCTGATCGTAAGGATCGGGACTGTATCGAGGAATCAGAACCTTAGCATCAGACTTGTTGGTCAAGTGAATGCAGATTTGGTTTCCACCAACCCGATCACGAATGATCTTGAGAAGCACTTCGGACTGTTCGGTGCGACCAAGAGCATAAGTGCCGTAGTGAGACTCCTTCGACATCTTATAAGTTTTCTTACTCTTGGGATCGCGCCATACGATAGGACGGCGGCGATTCTGAGCATTGTTGCTGTTCACTTGGTGAAGACTAGCCAAGTCATCGGAAGACTCGCCATCGGTCAGCACGATCAGATTCATAATCTCGACCCGCTTGTTCTTCTTGAACTCAGCCATCAGTTGAGGCATTCCAACCAATGCACCGTTGGTCGGCGTATTGTCAAGAGTCATCCATGCAACGGGTGGGCCATAGGCAGAGTACATATCCTTGACAGCCTGACTTGTTGGATGCACGGCACTCAATCCTCCACCCGCAGTAGCAGAGGCAAGCAGCAGAAGACTGCAAACCTCAACGAACTCGGAGGTTCGCATACCATCCTGAAGCAGGGTGACGAGACGAGTATGAATTTCGTTACCGTTGAAAGTACCCGCCTTGAAGGAAGGCTTGTCGTTACCAACACCCTTTGCTTGATCCGTGAAGCCATAGAAGGTGAACGGGATGTTCACGCGGCGGCAGAAGTGAGCAAGGGTCACGAGTTGAATCATCGTATCGTGGAACTGAGCCGCCATGGAACCCGACATATCGAGGACGAGCATGAGACCATGGTTCTTGCCATCCTTCACATATGCATTCTGAAGGAAGATATCCTCAGCGATACGGTAGGCATGGAGACGATTCGGATCGATGCTGCCCGTCTCAGCGACTGCTGTACGCTTGTGGGCATCAGCGGCTTTACGGCGGTCGAACTCAGTAGCAAGAGACTGAACCGAATTCATATGATTGGTTTTCCATGCGGCATAGACGGCAGGAAGAACCGTTGCGACTCGCGGATCCTTATTCATCCAATTCGTAAGAGTCTGACGCATATCCTTGAGAGAGACCACATATCCCTCATCGATCACGGGAAGATCGGCATAGACGGTATGAACGGCATTCTTATCAATCAGATTCTTAAGATTGTCTTCGACAGAGGACTGCGTCTTACTTCTAGGAGCAGGAGCATCATCGTCTTCGGTGTTCTTTTCGGTCTTCTCGGACTTGTTACTAGCGGTTTCTTCGCCCTCACCGTCCTCACCATCACCATCTTCGGCATCGTCATCGGAGTCGGTGCTGTTCTCTCCACCCTCAGTGCTATCCTCAGCATCCTCGTTATCTTCGGATTCTTCACCCGACTTGGAATCCTCAGAATTCTCATCGGAGTCATCATCGGTAGGCTTGGACATTGAGTTGTCCTCAGCATCATCACTATCCTCACCGTCATCCCCATCAGTAGGGTCTGTTGGGACGGACTCGGCATCGGTATCATCTTCGGATTCGGCACCGTCAGGAGAACCTTCATCCCCCTTCTCTTCTTCCTTATCCTTCTGATCCTTAGCCTGTTGCTTGGCGAGATCGTAAATCTCTTTGGACAGTTTGACCACATCGTCCCATGACGAAGTAGTCGCGACTCGCTGAACCAAACTCAATTCTTCAGCGGTGAAGGGGATGGTCTTGAGCCAACCGATTTTGTATTGTAGATTGATTCGATCAACGAGCGGAAGTTCAGCAAGATCGGAAATCTTCTTGAGACCAAACAGATCGCGCTCTAGCAGATCGCGGTAACCCGCAACGAATGACTTACGCAAGCCAGGGAAGCGGGTCTTGATCATTCGTTCGATTCGTGCGTCTTCGACCACATTCAAGTAGTCTTTCGCATTCATCATATGCTTCTTGTCAATGTACTCACAGGCAGACATAAGAGGTTCGCGCCCCGCAGGTGTATGCAAGGCATGACTTACTTCATGACCGATGAGAAGATCAAGAGTATCGCTGCTGAGATCTTTCCATACAGGCAGGGTCAAGACTCGCTTCTCCATATCGAACATCGCGGTCTGAGCAGACGGACTATGCTCGACAGTAATGTCTTCGGTAGCCATCAGTTTGGCTAAGAGGTTCTTGGCTTCGAGGTTCGTTGAGGTTGGTAAAGTCATTGTCATGGGAAGTTCTCTCTTTCTCTTACACTTGAAGTATAGGGTATTCCAATAGAATTGCAAGGCGTTTAGAGCATCTGGATGCCGTTTTCTCAAATATATTTGACTTTCCGTACCCATAACCTTCTCATAGAAATTCCTTAGGGAAAGGTCATGACCCCCCTCTACTATAGGGGAATGCCGTACCCTGTCCGATAACAAATATCTGATACAACTTTCTTACTTTGTGACCCCCTAGGGGTTGAATTTCTATTGGAATACCTTATACTTCAGATGTGAAAGAAAGGAACTTTATATGACGCATCTCACTTCAAAACAAAAAGCATTCGTCTCTGCCGCTCGTAAGGCATATCCGACTGCTACCGTCTTATCCCGTTCGCAAGTCGAGTCTGTTGCATCAATGGCAGGTTTAAACCTCCCACAATGGCTCACCAACGATCCTGCCTATCGGGCGGGTCGAGGGTTATATACTCTGCCCGATACGGATGGCGGTACCCCTGCTGCCAAGCCTGTGAAGGTATCAGCACCTGCTGCTGTTGCTCCTCCGACCGATGTTCCCGTATCGGTGGTCAAGACTGTTTCCGCTACTCCAACTGCCGATATGAGTTTGGCATTTATGGGTGGCGGTACTCTTGTTCCTGAGCGTATGGAAACATATGTTCCCTTCGGAGCACATAAGGATGTAACCGCAGTGGTGAAGAGTCGCAAGTTCTACCCCGTCTACATTACGGGTCTGAGTGGTAACGGTAAGACAACTACGATTGAACAAGCCTGTGCGGAAAACAATCGGGAATTCTTCCGTGTGAACATTACACCCGAAACCTCTGAGGACGATCTGCTTGGTGGATTCCGACTCGTGGGTGGAGAGACCGTATGGGTTGACGGGCCTGTCATCGTTGCAATGAAGCGTGGCGGCATTCTTCTCCTTGACGAGGTCGATCTCGGTACAGTCAAGATCATGTGCTTGCAGCCTGTCCTAGAAGGTAAGGCGATCTTTCTCAAGAAGACCAATACATGGGTCAAGCCTGAAAAGGGATTCAATGTCTTTCTGACGGGTAACACAAAGGGTCGCGGAGACGATACGGGTAAGTTTGTGGGTACGAATTCCATGAATGAAGCCTTTCTTGATCGTGTTCCTGAGACCGTTGAACAGGACTATCCATCCGAAGTGGTGGAGACAAAGATTGTAAAGGGTGTTCTGAACTACCTCGGTGTTACCGATCAGGATGACTTTGCCGTTGTCATCGTCAAGTGGGCACAAGCAATTCGTAAGTCTTATGCTGAAGGTGCCGTTGAAGATGTAGTGACTACTCGCCGACTTGTTCAGGCGGCTAATGCACTCGCCATCTACGGTGATCGGGCTAAGGCGATTGAGAAGGTGACTACTCGGTTCGATGTTGCGACTCGTGCTGCCTTCATCGACCTGTATCAGAAGATGGATGCATCGAATAGTCCGACTGAGGATATCGCTGCTGCTCCGACTGCTGCTACTCCAAAGAAGAGTGATACTTCTACTGTGAAGGGGAACTGCCCTTTCTAAGTATGGGATATGTGTTGTGATGCTTCGTTAACAATCTTTCTTTCATGTAAGCCCCTGCCTCTCTATGAGTGGTGGGGGTTTTCTTATATGAGAGTTGTAGAAAAATTATGGAAATAGTTTTGAAATATGTCGGCCCACTTTATAATTCTGCGGTACATGCCATGGAGCCTCGGTGTGGCGAAGACCCCCCCTACCCTTGTATGCCGAATCCAATTCCAATTTCCCAATGCCCCATATCCCCCTTCTCTCCCAATACACTTACAGGTTCCCCAAAACACATACAGGAATACTTCTTTATCCCAAAACATATACAGAGAGGTTCTCCCATCAAAACAAAGTGGCCCCCCCCACCCCCTTTCCCTTTTCATATTTCGGTATTCCCCATTTTCAAAAAAATTTCCCGATGGCCACAGAGCCTTTTACAGGTCGAGGCCGATGTGCCCCTTGTGAATTGCATAGGACTATAGTATACTAAATACCATCATGAAAAACTTCAACGAAAATTGGGACGGCAGACTTCCCCGCAAGAACAACAACACCAACGGCATCAATACTCTCTCCGAGGCATCTCAGCAAGTCATCGGTAAGTATCGCTTTACTCCCTTTATGGAGGACACGAATAGTGAAGGTGTTGCAGGATGGACGATCAGCATTCAGAACAAGGGAGTGGTTGCATATATTGCAGAACCTAAGATTAAATCAGGCACCTCACCCTATCAGATCTTTCGTACCAAAGGCTTATCCTTCAAGAATTTCTTTCCAGGGGAACTGAAGATGTCGGCATACCCTGGCAAAGAGAACCGAGTTGTCAGCGAGAAGGAGATTCGTTTTGTTCCCCGTCAGTTGCTCAAGGCTGTTGCCATGTGGATGGACAAGTATGGCACCAAGGCATTGACAGAGATGCTGACACCCGCACAACCTATCATCGAGGCACATGACGATCTGACGGGGTATTACGATGGTGCGCGTGGTGGTGGCGGTGCAGGAAATGCAAAGTACTTGGATAAGGCAATTGCAGATTTTGCAAAAGATATGAAGGCTCTTGCAGCAAAAGGCGATCCTCGTAAAGATCTCAAAGCATTCAAGGCATATATTCCAATCATTCACAAGATTGAGTATGGAATGGATGCAGGTGGCGGGTTGACATGGCCATATGAAACATCAACGGGCAAGACCAAGGCATCGTTCCTTAAGGGATTCTCTCCTGAACAGAAGAAGGCAGATAAGGCTCTCCGTAGCATCTCGACATGGTGGTCGCAGTCGGGTCTTCAAAGAATCACTCCAAGATCAGAGAAGATTTGGAATGACGGATGGAATAGTTATAGAAAGTATATGGGTGAACGGGTCACAGAGGAGACAGCCGCAGCGGACGGGGCGCAGTCCCTTGACGAAGTGCAGTTCATCACCCCGAAGGTGCCATTGACGGGCGGCAGCAACACCAAAGAGAAGACTGATTACAAACTATATGTCGAACTCAAAGATGTTGTAAATGATGTAATCAAGAAATTGGAACAGGCAGAATCAATGATTCGAAGTCCAAGTAAGAATTCCAATCTGAGCATCTTGCAGACAGTTACTCAGGCAAAGCAGAAACTCAAGATCGCGGTCAAGTAAAAGGAACTATATGAAACAGTTCAATAAGAATTGGGATGGTGTTCATCACAACCACATCGCCGAGGCAATGGCACAGTATGAGGCGAATAAGGCAATGACACATTATGAGGCGAATAGTCGTTTCCCCATGAGTAATATTGGTAATGTTGGAAATCTAGGTAGAGTCAGCATGGGGAGTCCTATGGGAACTCCTGCTAAGGAGGATACTTCTAATTCGGAAGCCAATGCAAAGACCTTTGTTGAGATTCTCTGTCAGCGAACAGGCAAGACGGGTATGGTCTTTCGTCTGATGACCGCAGGACATCCGATGCATTTCCTTCAGATGGAAACCATCCCCACAAAGAACGGTGAGACAGAGCAGTCTTGGTATGTGTTCTTTGAGATGAAGAACTTTAATGGTGGACTTGCAGATAAGACGATGGCAGGGCGAGGAACCTTTGTACGGCGCAATGATAGTGCAAATTGGACGGATATGATGTTCGCCGTTCAGAGTGTTTCTATGGCACGAACAAAGTGGGATACTCTAAGGAAGTCCGCAGTATGGGACAAGACCATGGCTACGGGTAGGGTTTAAATTAACTTTAAGGAAACAGGAAACATGACAGACTCAAATGCATCTCGTATTCGTTCTTTGACAGAAGCCGCTAACAGCATCACCAACCCTATCACGGAAGCACGAACAAGTCCCAAAGAGCATGAATGGCTTTCGGACATGAAGGCTAAGGATGTTGCT